GACCGCTATGTAGAGTTTGCGCTTCGTTCACAGCCACTGATTCGTTCAGTAGCCGACAAGCGCCCTGCTCAACAGGCAATGCCAGGTTCAAGTGTTGTATTCTCAATTTACAACGACTTGGCACCAGCAACAGCATCACTCTCAGAAACAACTGACCCAGATGCAGTAGCACTGTCAGATGTAACAACTGTTTCTGTAACACTTAACGAGTACGGAAATGCATCACTTGTAACACGCAAGTTGCAACTGTTCTCACTATCCGATGTTGACCCTGCAGTTGCAGACATCATCGCATACAACATGGCTGACTCACTTGACCGCTTAGCAATGAACACATTGCGCCAAGGCGACAATGTTATCTATGGTGGCTCACGCACATCAACTGCGACAATCACATCATCAGACACAATCACTGCTGCTAACATCCGCAAGGCTGTGGCTAAACTTCGTTCAAACAAGGCTGTTCCTCGTGAAGGTTCCCTTTACTGGACAGGTATCCACCCAGAAGTTTCACACGACCTTCGTGCTGAAACAGGTGTTGGTGGATGGAACGACATGCACAAGTACGCAGAGACAGGCACAGGAAACTTCTGGGCTGGCTCAATCGGAACTTACGAAGGCGCTTTCTTCATTGAGACACCTCGTATGTACCGTGGCGTAGATGGTGCAGACCAGACAGCACTTGCTACAACAGCAGTAACTGTTGCTGGCGCATCAGGTGGATTTACACTTGGTGTTGCTTCTTCATCTGTAGTCGCTACTTCTGCAGAAGCAGGAGATAAGATTTCAGGCACAGGTATTGCATCTGGCGCATTGATTTCTTCTTTGGTTACAGTTGGTTCAACAACAACAATTACTGTAAACACTGCACACACTGCAGCGGTTACAGCAACAACTGTTATCACAGTAACTCCAGAAACACCTGTTTACCGCACAATCATTGCTGGAAAGCAAGCATTGGCTGAGGCAGTTGCACAGGAGCCAAATGTTGTCATCGGTCCAGTTACAGACAAGTTGCTTCGTTTCCGACCAATCGGTTGGTACGGCGTACTTGGCTTTAGCCTTTACCGTCAGGCAGCCCTTTACCGCATTGAGACTGGTTCTTCAATCGCTGGTTAAAGTACTTGTAGTTGAGGGGGCGGGTTCGCTCGCCCTCTCTCTACACCAATAAGGAGGAACAGTGGCAGAGTATTTATTTGTAACACCCAGTGTTGAAGAAACACCTATGGGCTGGCACCGACTCCTTGAGCGTTATTCCATTGCTCGTGGCGTAACAGTAATGATGATAGATGGTACTTATTCTTCCTATCGCTACCCCGCACAAACTGAAATTGCTACAGCAACAGAAGTATACTTAGGTGGACACGAATATATTATTGATGAAGCAACTAAGAATCGCTTAACAAACTCAAGCATCGGTGGCAATTACGGAGATTACATAACAGAATTATGAACCTACATCAAAAGCAAAAACACCCAGAGTTTGTTGAAGGTTGCTTTGGTTGTAAATTGGGAACACTTCAACTATCACCTGGCGATGCTGCAGGTAATAAAAATATGTCTCAAAAGAAATGGGATGCAGAATTAAATCTTTACAAATCTGCTCGTGAACAAGGTATACAACCAGCAGGCACTTCCCTTAAAAAAGTTCAGAAAGCAATAGATGATTCAAACAAAGTAGGCAAAGCCTACGATGCAAACACTAATAGTTTTAAGGGGTAAACATGACTGCCATTGTAGGTATTCAGGGAAAAGGCTGGGCAGTAATAGCAGCAGATTCCATGACTACCTACGATGACAAACCGTACTATGCAAAAGGTATGGATAAAGTTATCAAAAAAGGTGACTATGTATTTGCCTTCTCAGGCGATGCCATTGCAGGCAACATAGCAAACTTTCTTTGGACACCACCTAAAATTATTAAATCAATATCAATAGATGTATTTATGCAGACCAAAGCCTTACCCTCTCTGCGTGAAACTATGAAAGATAATGGATATGAACCAGATACAGTCAAGAATCCAGATTCTGGTTTTGATGCTCTTATCTGTTTAAACGGAATCATTTATGAAGTAGACCAAGATTATCTTTGGTCACGAGATGACCGTGGCTTATACGCAGTTGGTAGCGGAGGAAGCCTAGCCCTTGGTGCACTAGCCACTGGCTTTAGTAAGAACTCTATTAAGGCAGCAGAGTTTGCTGCTCGTAGAGCAATTAAGATTTCTGCCGACTACAACATAAGTGTTGGTGGAGATGTCAAAGTAATCACACAAAGGGGAAACACAATGCCAGCAATGAAGAAGAAAGCAGTATCACCAGCAATGAAGAAGAAGGCTTATGCATTGGCTGAAAAGGCTGAATCAAAATCTGCAAAAGCAAAAGAAATGAAAAAGGGCATGGAAATGCTAAAGAAGAAGGTTAAGTAATTATGTGTGCAGTATGTGGATGCGGAACTAACACCGTTAATGCAGATGGCAAGTTTGGAACTATTGAACCGTATGGCATCCCTGCCACCGAAGTCAATAATCCAACTACTCTTGGTGAGAAGTAAAACCAAATGTCAGACCCTAGGCTAAAGCGAGCAGGAGTATCTGGTTTTAATAAACCAAAGCGTACGCCTTCACATCCAACAAAGTCACATGTAGTTGTGGCTAAATCGGGTGACCAGGTTAAAACTATTCGCTTTGGTCAACAGGGCGTTAGTGGAGATAAAACTCCAACAGCAAGACAAAAATCATTTAAGGCTCGTCATGCAAGCAACATTGCCAAAGGCAAAATGAGTGCTGCATATTGGGCAGATAAGGTGAAATGGTAATGGCTAAAAAAGAAGTATGGGATAAACCAAACCCTAAGAAAAAATCTACACCTTTGTCACCTGCTGCTAAAGCATCTGCTAAGGCTGCCGCTAAAAAGGCTGGCAGAAAATACCCCAATCTTGTGGACAACATGAGAGCAGCACAAAAGAAAGGCAAGTAATTATGGCTACAGGTTATGCAGGCTCCACACTCGTTGCTGAGTTAAATAGACTTGCCAATTCTGGCACATACCCAGACCGTACTCTTTTCCTAGATGCACCAGGTGCAGCCAATAAATGGGCTGGCACTACTGGTAAAGATTTACTAGGAGCATTGAACTACAAGGCTAGTTCATCTCGCCAACCAGATAACTTTAAAGGTTTAAACGCAGTATGTAATGAACTTGCTAGTACAACAGACAAGTCAGCAGTATCAGCCCTAAGGAGCATAGACCTGTGAGTACACTTGAACAGATTACTGACCGTGTAGATACACTTCTTCACGGCTACAGTTTAAATATGGAATCAACCACATGGTTGACTGGCGCTATCACAACTACAACCCAAACAACTATTTCTGTTTATGATTCTAATGTTGTAAGCCGTGGCTTTATTCAAATTGATGACGAAGTTATGTATGTTACCTCTACAAATAACATTGACAATACCCTCACCCTTGCACCATGGGGTCGTGGTCAGCGTGGCACTGGAGCAGCAACGCATACCAATTCATCTAAAGTAATGGTATCCCCATTATTTCCACGCTTTGAAATTAAGCGTGCTATTAACGACACGCTCAATGCAATGTATCCAGATATATTTGCTATTGGTCAATATCAATTCCCATTTATTGCTGCTCGTACAACCTACGATGTTCCTGATGTAATACAGAATATCTTGTCTGTAACCCACCATGTCATTGGTCCTTCTCAAGAGTGGTTACCAGTGCGTGCATGGCAATTAGATAGAACAGCAAACCCAGCACAATACGGTACAAACGGTGCTTTTGGACATACTCTTGGTATTTACTCAGCGGTAGTACCAGGTCGTATTGTTAATGTGGCTTACTCAAAGCGCCCAACACTTTTTGACATTACACAATTACCATCAGTTACACAAGAATACTCAACGGTAACTGGCATGCCTGACTACTCAGAAGATGTAGTTATCTATGGCGCAGCCTTTCGTATGATTTCTTTTTTAGACCCATCACGCCTTGGCGCACTATCTGCAGAAGCAGATGTGCTTGATAACCAGCGTGGAGCACGAAGTGGTGAAAATGCAGCACGCTTCTTGTTTAACATTTACAACACTCGTCTTAAGGAAGTAGCGGAGAACCAACGCCGTCAATTCCCAATTCGTTCACACTATCAGAGATAAGGTAACCCCACCATGGCAGCAGGCGACCCAGGCGCACTCAAGCGGAACTTTTCCGCCACAGCAATCGAAACAACGCTCGTTAACTCTATTTCATCAGCAGCAACTGGCGACACAACTACAAGCGTTTCTGTTGTATCTGTCAGTGGTTACCCTGCTGCTCCATTTACACTTATCTTTGCACCAGATACCAACAAAGAAGAAGTTGTTACCTGTATATCTGTAGTTGGAACAACACTTCAAGTTGTTCGTGGTCAAGATTCAACCCTTGCAGTTGCTCATACTGCTGGTACATCTGTACGCCATGGTGTATCTGGTCGTGACTTTAAAGAAGAACAGACTCACATTGCAGCCCGTGGCTATGATGTTGACTCAGGTATTCTTTCTAACGCTTCACAAACACATGTGCATGGACTTGTATCAGGCGATGGTTCAATAGTTGGTTCAGACCAATTAGTAACCCTTACTCGTAAAACTCTTACAACTCCAACTATTAACGGTGCCACTCTTACAGGTACAGTAACCTCAACAGCATCTATTGTTGTTAGCGGTGCTGGAACAATTACTGGTCTTTCATCTGCTGGTATGTCTGCATCATCGGCTGCACCTAAATCTTATGTAGATGCAATCCTTGTTCTACAAGAAGCATCCGCTGCATCATCTGCTACCAGCGCATCTGCTGCTGCAACCTCAGCAACCAGCGCTGCAGCCTCTGCTACCGCAGCAGCAACAAGCGCAACAAGTGCAGCAACTAGCGCTACAAGCGCTGCTGCTAGTGCAACTACCGCTGCTGCTTCTGTGGCTACAATCGCAGCATCTGCAACGAGCGCAGCAAATTCTGCTAGTGCTGCAGCCACAAGTGCAACTTCTGCTGCTAATAGTGCTACTTCATCTGCTTCATCAGCAAGTGCTGCTGCTACAAGTGCAACCAGTGCTGCTGCCAGTGCTACGGCTGCTAATACCAGTGCCACATCCGCTGCTGCTTCTGCTACTGCTGCTGCTACAAGCGCCACAAGCGCTGCAGCAAGCGCAACCGCTGCTGCTACTTCGGCTACATCGGCTGCTGCTAGTGCAACTACCGCTGCAGCCTCTGTTGCAACTATTGCTGGCTACTCAACTACAGCATCTAACTCAGCATCTGCTGCAGCCACATCAGCCACAAGCGCAGCAACATCAGCAACTTCATCTGCTACATCTGCCTCTGCTGCAGCAACATCAGCATCAAGTGCTTTAACATCTCAAACAGCAGCAGCAACCTCGGCTACTAGCGCAGCAGCAAGTGCTACTGCAGCAGCCACTTCTGCTACATCAGCAGCAGCATCGGCTACCGCTGCAGCAACTTCTGCTACTAGCGCTGCTACTTCTGCATCATCTGCTTTAACGAGTCAAACAGCAGCAGCAACATCTGCAACCAGTGCTGCAACAAGTGCATCAGCAGCAGCAGAAACTTATGACAATTTTGATGACCGCTACCTTGGCGCTAAAACAACTGCCCCAACGGTAGACAACGATGGCAACCCACTTATTGTTGGTGCTTTGTACTTTAACTCTGTAACTGGAATCATGGGTGTATGGTCAGGTAGTGCATGGGTTGCAATCAATACAACCAGTTCTTACTCAGCGCCTACTATTGGTTCAACACTTATAGCATCTGGAGCAACAGTAGGAACTTTAAATGGCGTTACCGATATTGTTCTTAATGGTCCAGGAAGTATCACAGATGAACTAACCCTGCTTCTTATGGAAGCACTCTAGGAAAGGTAGTAACTAATGGCTACAACAACCAAGGCTATTGCTCGTACAGCAGCAGCCACATCAAGTACAACCCTATACACGGTGCCAACTACAACAACCATAACTGTTGTATCAAACATTGTGTTATCTAACGCAGCAACATCTGCCTCAACAGCAACCATTGCTTTTGATGGCGTAACGATTGTTCCTGCTGTATCTATCCCTGCTAACTCTGTAGTTGGCTTTGATATGAAGCAGGTTATTCCTGCCAACGCAACACCTAAAATTATTACTGGCTTTGCATCTACAACTGCTGTGTCAATTCACATCAGTGGAGTGGAGATTTCATAATGGCATTTAATCAATTTCCTCAAAAGGGCGGAATCCCATCAGGTAATACTGCTGGCAGACCATCTAACCCAATAATTGGTGATACTTATTACAATGGTCAAGTAGAAGCATTAGAAATTTACAATGGCACAAATTGGAAAGTAGTAAAAAGTGAGGGATTTCCACCTGATGCGCCAACAATTACTAGTGTAACAGACTCATCAACATCTCTTGCTTATTCTTCAACTGCTGGAACTTTAGATGTTGTTTTTGTTCCAGCAGGCACTGGTGGTACGGCAACTCAATACAATGCATATACCACAACGGGTGGTCATAGTGGTTTTACAACAGTAGGAAATACTGTAACAATCGTTGGTCTAACCCCAGGAACCGCTTATACTGTGTATGGTAATGCTCAAAATGGTAGTGGAGTTTCAACTAATACAGCCAATGCTAGTCCAGTAACCCCAACAACATTACCAGAAGTACGAACCATTGGAACAGCAACTGCTTCAACTTCTGCAAATGAAGTAACAGTTACTTGGACTAATACAAATAATGGTGGTAAGAATCTTTCTGCTATTACTATTACTCCATTTCTTAATGGAACAACTGCTGAAACTTCTCGTACAGCAGCAACAACATCTAGCACTTCATATACATTTACAGATGGTCAATTAACTGGTAATGCTTCTTACACATTTAAAGTAAAAGCAACCAACGCTAATGGAACTTGTGCTGATTCAACTGCTTCAAATTCTGCAACTATGGGAAATTTTTTAATAATTGAAGCATTAGTAGTTGCTGGCGGAGGTGGTGGTGGAGGTAACAATAATGACTCTAACCCAGGCGGTCCAGGTGGTGCTGGTGGTTTGCTATACGGCACTTTGACTAATTTAGCAAAATCAACAAATTACACAGTAACAGTTGGTGCTGGTGGTTCTGGTTCTGATGTAGGTGTTAATGGTTCAAACTCAGTATTTAATACATCAACAGCCGTTGGCGGTGGAGCGGGTAAAAATACTGGAGTCGCTGGAGCCGATGGTGGTTGTGGTGGTGGTGGTTCAAACAATGCTGGTGGCGGTTCTGGAACACAAGGCAATAGTGGTGGATTAACTGGTTTTGGTTTTTCTGGCGGTTCATCTCCTGGCAATAACAATGCTGGTTCTGGCGGTGGAGGCGCAGGTGGTGCAGGTGTTGCTGCTAGCGGCTCACAAGGCACTGCAGTTGCTGGCAATGGGGGAATTGGAAAAGCGTATTCAATTACAGGAACTTCAACTTATTATGCTGGCGGTGGTGGTGGACCTTGTTATCTAAGCGCTGCAACTAGAGGACTTGGTGGTTCTGGTGGTGGGGGTGACGGCGCAGGAGGTGTCGTATCCGCTGGTTCTGCTGGAACTGCAAACACAGGCGGTGGCGGTGGCGGTGGCACTGGCAACGGTGGTGTTTACAAACTTGGTTACAATGGCGGTTCTGGTGTTGTAATTCTTAGATACTTAACTTCTGCAGGAACAATTACTATTGGTGCAGGATTAACAGGAACAACTGCAACAGATGGTTCATACAAAGTTACCACGCTTACTGCTGGTACTGGAAATGTGAGTATTTCATAATGGCACACTACGCTTTTTTAAATAAAGATAATATCGTTACCGAAGTTATTGTTGGTATAGATGAAACTGAAACCATTGAAGGATTAAGTCCAGAAGTTTGGTACGGAAATTTTCGTAAACAAACTTGTAAGAGAACTTCCTATAATGGAACTATCCGTGCAAATTATGCTGGTGTTGGGTATAAATATGACCCAGACTTTGATGTATTCATTGCACCACAACCGTTTCCTTCTTGGAAATTAAACTACACAACTTATCAATGGGAAGCACCTGTTGCTAGACCAACAGATATTGAAGGCTATGCATGGAAATGGTCTGAACCAAATAAAGAGTGGATTTCAGTTCTACTAGCATAATCTGTACCCCTGAGCATGGGTTTAAACTGCTCAACTTTTATGTCTTAATACCTAAGGAGATACAGTGGCTAGTCGTTCACCCGATATATCCGAGCGCACGATAATTGATTTATCTGGTCGCCTTTCTACATACTATGACTTAAACGCTAACGCCTTTGACATGGCTATCGGTGGTTTGCCATTTATTATGGCTGTAACAGACAGTACCCCTTACCGCCGACAGACTGCAGAGTTTCGTGTTCAGCGTGTAGACCAGATGCGTGACCCAGGCGAGCACACCCTTGGTGGTTC